AATCTGAACTTAGTCATGTCATGAAAAATCATCCGGAAGTTCCGGAGGCAATTCTACTTGAGGCAATCGTCAAAAATCCCCATATCGAACTGAACACAGTGGCAAATGCCTACAAGTTGTGGACAGCTGAGATTGAGGAAAGCGCAATTGCAAGGTATGTCAACCAAAATGGCGGCAAACCTTCAGTTCCAAAGCGAATGTCTGGTCTCGGAGGTTCCGGACCGTCAGGAGTTTCCCAAAAACCTCGCACTCTAGAAGAGGCTTCGGCAGCTGCTAGAGAGTACTTAAAACAGAACTGGTAGCCATAACATTATAAGGAGAAACAAATGGCAGCGACAATTAACACACTCACCGCAATCCTCAAGGAATTTTACTTGGGCCCGATTGGTGAGCAACTAAATCAAGAGACATTGGTCTACAGCTTATTTTCGAAGTCCGCTATTGAGTGGTCAGGTCGACGAGTTGTTATTCCGGTCCACACAGCGCGCAACACAGGCGTGGGTGCAATTGCAGAAGGCGGAACTCTTCCGACTGCAGGCGACCAAGATTACGAGAGACTGGAAGTGGACGCTAAGTTCGTTTACGGCCGATTCCGCGTATCAGGACCAGCTATTAGCTCCTCAAAGAGTGGCAATAGCTTCCTTTCATACGTTGACGCTGAGATGAACAAGCTTGTTGAAGACGTCAAGACATTCGCTAACCAACGCGCCATTTTCGGTGGCGAGGTTATTGGATATGTTTGGCAGAAGCACAACAACGCAACCTTCGAGTACAGCGGTCGTACTGTAGGCCTACAGGTTGGTAACGCGGCTGACACCGCGCAACTGGTCCGAATGGATACGTACGCGACAGTAGGTGCTGCGACACAAGTTAACGCGGTGGCTGAGAAGTCAATCACGTTCAACGCTGCGATTAACACAGCTGCTGTTCCTGGCGGCGTGGTTCTAGCAGTGGTTTGTGATGCTGCGGCTTCTTCGTTGGTCGGTGGTACTGCTGGTGACTGGGAAGACGAGCCCAACGGTATTACTTCTAACCTGTCCAGTGAGTCACACTTCGGTGTTGACCGTACTTCGGCGGCGGGTGATGCTGCACTGCAGTCAAATCACCTTACCATTGCTAACGGCACCACGGCTGGTGTTCTAGATGCCTACACGGCTCTGAACCTCGACCGTATGCAAGCTGCGCTTGATGCGATTCTGGAGGATTCCGATTCGGAACCCGACTGCATTATAATGCATCCTGCGATGCGTGTTGAGTATACCTCGCTTCTGGTCGGTACTGCGGCTGCTAACCTCTTTGTTGATGCTGATAAGGCGAGCAAGGGTGATGGTGGTTTCAGTGGTCTGGCTTACGGTGGTGTTCCGATGAAGACGTCGAAAGACATGTTCAAAGGCACGCTGATGTTCCTGACATCCAAGACCTGGAAGATGTGTGAATTGGAGAAACCCGGCTTTGCTGACTTGGACGGTGCGATTCTTTCGCGCGTTGCCAACCAGGATAACTGGGAGGGATTCTACCGCTTGTACTACAATGTGGCATGCACCAAGCCGAACGCTAACTGCGTCCTAACCGGTGTTGATTTCTAGGCTGTAATCCGAAACACAAGGTTTCGAGGGGGGCTAGCTTTCGGGCTAGCCCCCTTTCTTTTTATTTGGGCATCTTCCCTTTTCCAGCCTCTCAGTATAATTGTAAGGAGACAAATAAAATGACGACGAATATTCCTGATGTTTCAGAAGCTCTTTCTTCACGAAGAAGTGCAGCACTGGAAAAACTCAAAAAACTAAAACAGGCACAAACAAGCCAAGAATCCAAAAAGAAGAAGGGCAAGAGAGCCCAGATGATTGGAACTGGTCTCGGGGCAATTTTAGGTTCTATAGTTCCCGGGCTCGGAACAGGACTAGGAGCTACGCTGGGTGGCTCAATAGGTGGGTTGGCAAGCGGTGGCAGCGCCGGCGGAAATGATTTAGCGCCTCTGATTAAACTGCTCCAAAAATCTGCTCTCATCACCTAAGCAAGGATACACTGCATGTTAAAGTTAGAAGATATTCCCGGGAAAATCGACCCGGCCAAGAACGCTAAATCTGTCGAAGAGAGAAAGTGGGACTTGTCGCTGCGCTATATAGCTGGTCAGCAGACTCTGGTTTATGACAGGAATCTTAGTTCTTATGTCAATAGAAAAGATGCAACCAACACGCCGACAATCAATCACCTCATCAATATTTACCGTCACGTTGTAAGTCGCCTCTCAGCTGCGTATCCCGGGATTGTTGTTCTTCCGGCGTCACCTTCCCATGATGACATTATCAAGTCGAAGTCATCTGAGGCGGCGCTTCGATACTACTGGTCAGAACAGGACATGAAGCGCAACATCTCTCAGGTTGTGGAATGGCTTGTTTCGTGTGGCAATGTAGGTCTACATACATTTTATGACGAAGACCTGAAATCAATCAAAACAAAGGTCATCTCTCCCTTCGACATGATGTACGAAGCAGGTATCGCTCGTCTTGAAGATGCTAACTGGGTAGGAATTCGGCAGTTTCATCGTGTTGACGACCTGATTGAGGCATATCCAGACTTCGAAGACAAAATCAAACACGCAGCAGACCCAAGTGGCAGCCAACAAAATGTTCAAAGCCTTCAGGTGGGAGCATATCGTCAAGATAACTATGTTCCTCCCGGTCAAGTGGAAATCTACGAAATCTACATGAAAAATGGCGACTACGGAATTCTTCTGAAAGACACGTATCTCTTCAAAGGAAAGATGCCAAAGAAGTTGATTCCCCTTCAGCACATCAAGTGGACAAACATTCCAAACAAGCTTTGGGGAATGTCTCTGATGGAGCCGTTGATAGAGATTCAGTCCTATTACAACAAGGCCCGAGGTCAAATCCTGCACAACGTTGAGCTAATGGGAAATCCAAAGTGGTTGATTCCGAAGAATGCGGGCGTTAATCCAAATGCCATTACCACACGAGCCGGCGAAAAGGTGTATTACAACCCAGCAGGCGGTGCTCCCCAGCAAGTACCGGCGGCTCCAATGCCTTCTTACGTTATTGACAACGTGCGCCAGCTTCAAGCAGAGTTGATGGACGTCTCCGGTATTCACTCCACAACTTTGGGAAAGAGAGCAGTCGGAATCGTTTCAGGCAAGGCAATTGAAGCACTGTCCGGACAAGATGTTTCTGCTATGCAAATCACGCAGCAAGGAATTGAAGATGCATGCAAAGACTTGGCCAAAACTGTTCTAATTCTGATGAAGACCTTCTACACAGAATCAAAAATGTATCGCATGCTGGACAATCTCGGTCGAGTGGCATTCCATTCAATCAAAAATGAAAACCTAGTAGAAGACCCTGAAGTCTTTATTGAAGCAGGTTCATTGTTCCAGAACGCATCAGCTGACAGAGAAGCTAGAACTATGCAGCTATTCCAGGCAGGTCTGCTTGATAAAGAAACTGCAATGAAAGAACTTCAGTACCGAACTGGAAACGGTTTCGTAATTGAACAGCTAGAGGGAATGGCGCATGCAAATGACATGCTGGAAGCTGTGAAGGCGGGTGCAGCAATTGAGATATTCGCGACCGATGACACAGACTCATTCCTTCGCGTCTTTGTTGATTTTGTCAAGACCATGGACTTCTATGCTCTCCCACAGGAAAGACAGGACTACATTCGAGACATCATAATTTCTGTATCAGCGCCCAACGATGAAAGCGGAGACGAGGTGGCAAAAAATCTAAAGGACCGTGCCAAAGTCTTCCCCCGTTCAGACATTAGCAACATTGATGAGGCAAAGAAACTGATAATGCTCCAAAACTCCCAGACAGCACAACTGCAACAATCAGGTGCAGCCATGGAGAGAATTGCTGAACAGCAGGAGGTAAATCAGTTTGATGAAGCTTCTGACCTAACTGCAGCTCGACAGGCTGATACGTCTGTCAACGAGGCAATCGCACAACGAGGACAAAGAGGTTAAACAATGGCTGCAATTATCTACGTAGAACAGGTGGCGACATTATTTCGTGACCTAATGGATGAACAAGATGAGACTTTTGTCGACGATGCAAGTGTAGAGCGTTGGCTAGAGATTGGGTACAATGAATTTCGACAAATTGTAACTGACATCGACCCACAACAGTTTATGCAATCGTCAAACATTGCTGTGACGACAGACACTTTTGACCTGGACGGAACTCTACTAGGCAGCACTGCGACTGCAGCCAATAGAATGTCCCAGATTGTTCGTCTGGTTTCCCTGGATGGTGCGTCTAATCCAAAAGAAATTCTAACACCGGTATACTCATACGAATCTTTGGTGTCATCCAGCGAAACATGGCCAACTCGATACATGCTTCAGGCTCGGGTCCTGAAGTTCAGCTCTTCGCTGTCAAATACAGTTAGGGTAGAATACATTCCGGTTGGCAGTGTAGATTGGTCACAAATAAATTCAGGGGATAACGCGTTTATCGATGACCTGGTCCAATTCCATGACATCATTGCTTTGCTCGCGGCTAAAAACTATGCCATTGTGGACAACGCTGAGAATACCGCTCTTTTGAGGCAGCTGGAAGCTAGGCTTAAACACCTGGAATCGTTTTTGACGCGTGGTCGTTTGAGAAATGCTAACAGATTTGTGCAGAATGAGTCGCTGTACGGCAACTACGTATAAGGAATAGGAATGGCAGTATTTGACAAGCAGTCTAGACTAATTGATGTCCTAGGAAGTGGGATGACCACTAATGATGCAAATAAAGGCCTGTCTTTTATTCAAAATCTAGAACAGCGACAGAGCTCCTGGTCTGTGCGCAGCGGCTTTGGAGTTGTTGCCCAGCTGGATTCTACCTTGATGACTGGGAAGAACGTTCTAAGCGGCTCTGAGATAGGGCCTAATAGGCATCTGGGCTCTCATCTAGTTAGACAAACATCATTCGGGCACAAGCAAATATTGTCTGTCTTCAGGGAGGACGCATACACATCAGACTTCTTGAACGGAGCCTCGCAAAAAGAATCACGTGTCAATCAGTACCGCACGCTGTACATGGTTTCTATATATGACCTAACGACAGATGAGAAGTGGGTCATGCCACTCCATCAGCACACCTCTAAAGACGGAACACCGCTATGGAGACGACACGGCACTTTCGAAACAGCACAATCTACCAGAATGGAAAGGGACTATCAAAGCTGGGTGGATGCCGGCCAGTCCGAGGTTGGAACCAACCGTGAATTTAACACTGACAAAGATGAATTCTTCTATTTTGTTGAACATCAGAACCGAATTTATTTCGGAAACGAAAGAGCAGGTGCGTGGATATATAACCCAGCTGACTTTAGGTCCGCGGACAAAACATATCGTCAGCGTCGCATGTCAGTTAATGGTGCTGACGTGCAGGATTGGCGAAACTGGTATTCAGAATCAACATGTATCCAGCCCTTGAACGTTCATGACGGCATTTTTTCTACAGACGGTGTGGTCTACTTCACCCAAACTGAATTTGGAAAACCACAGGCAGCCTGCGCGCTAGGAAGAAGAATTGTATGGGCAGTAGATAACTCTTTGCTATTCTCAGACCCTGAAGATGTCAATGCTATCACTGATGTCAATGTTCAGACGTTCGAAAAGAAAATTGTGGCAGTTGCACCTAGTCTGGGAAATCTTATTGTCTGGACTGAGGATAACAAAACATATCTTTACAACCCAGCACAAGGAGACATCATTTCAGGTGGACGCGTCACTGAGATGTCAAGCCATGTTGGTTGTTTGGGGCCCAATGCCTGGACTCTGGTTAACGGAGCTGTGGTTTGGATTGACAAAACAGGCATTTGGAGAAACCACGGAAACGTAACTGTACAAAAGCTTAGTGAACCCATCGATGAATTCTTTCAGACTGGAGTGTCAAACGCTATCTCTGAATATTATGTGCAAACAGGCATTTCCAGCGGAAGCATCCCTCAGCCAACTACATTTTATGATTGGACCGACGCCAGTCAAGTGGGCATCAACGTAACATATCAGCCCACACAAAACCAGATAATCTTTAATATCCCAAGCCTAAAGTTTTCCTGGATTATAGAGAATGGTGGCTATCACCTTTGGAACTATGAGACAGTCGTTGCCATGAGTGGTTCAACACCATTGGTGCAAGGCATCAATAACATGCCAAAACCCTGGCTGATGGCAGACATTGACGATATTTATGCTGTCGCCGGACCG